CATCCGCATCAAATGCTTCAGGTAATTTTGTGGGTAGTGCTGGTGTAGGAACAGGTAGTATGGGTATTGTGAATGCTGGTTTGGGATATACTCCTGCATCTGGAAGTGCTCTATTTGTTGGTGTCGCTCTTACTAATATAACTGCTGGTGGAGACTTTATGACTGCCGATGTAGTGGTTACTGATGGTGGTATTTCATCTGCAAGAGTCATAACTTCTGGTAGTGGATTCCAACAGGGTGATGTTCTTGGTATAGGAACAATTGGAAATAATGCTGTTGGTAGAAATGCAAGACTATCAATTGTTTCATTAGGTAGAACTGATGAATTAATACTTGATAATGTTCAAGGAGATTTTGCCTTGAATGGAACAATGACATTCACACATCCAATTACTGGTATAACAACTTCATTAAATACACACACAACTTCAGGAGTTGCAAGTTGTAGATTGGAAAAAATTACATCTGTAAGTGATGGATTACACTTTACAGTTGATCACAGAAATCATGGTATGCATCATGAACAAAACAGAGTCACACTTTCTGATATTGAATCTGATGTAGTTCCAACAAAATTATCATTACCATACGGTGTGAACTCTACTTCTACAATATCTGTTGTTAGCACTGATAACTTTACAACTTATGAAAATGTTTCTGTTGGTGCAACTAATCCAGGCCTACTACAAATTGGCGATGAGGTAATCAAATATACTGGTGCTTCTGGTGGATCAATCACGGGTATAACAAGAGGAAATAATGCAAAAGGATATATTAAGGGAACTCCTGTTCGTAAATATGAATTAGGTGGTGTATCTCTTGCAAGAATTAATAGAACTCATTTACTAAGTGAGATTACTGATAGAGATCCTAATCCAATTACATTTGATAGTTACACTGTTAAAGTTAGCACTGGTGCTCTAACTGCTGCTCAAACTGGATTACCATTTACTGTTCCAGACAGAACAAGTAATTCAAGTGCAAATAGTAATCCTAAGTTATTCTTTAACGATACTAAATCTGCTGGTGGTTACGATACTCACGCAACACAAAATATTCCTTTCCAAATTATCTCACCAAATATTGCAAATATAACTGTTCCTGGCACTAGTATATCTGCTGCTATGAAATCAATATCTGCAGCAAGTCTTGGTAGTGGTATGGGCCAAGGAACTGATGTTCCATTCTTAGATAAAGGAAGTGAGAGTGTGACTTTAAATAAATCTAATTATTTAAATTCTCCAAGAATGATTGCATCTAGAATTAATGAAACTAATAATACAGTTACTCAAAATTCACCTGGTGATAGATCATTTAATATGACACTTACATTAGAAACAAGTAATCCAAACATATCTCCTGTTGTAGATTTACAGAGGATGAGTGCGGTTTTAGTTTCTAATAGAGTTGATGCTCCTATAGCAAACTACAAAACTGATTCTAGAGTTAATACACTATTTGACGATCCAACATCTTGTCAATATGTTTCTAGAGAAAATACTCTAGCAAATTCTGCATCATCTATTAAAATACTGCTTGATTCACATATTAACGAATACTCTGATATAAGAGCATTCTATGCAATTAGTGCTTCACCAAACTTTGATCCAATATTCCAACCATTCCCTGGCTATAAGAACTTAAATGATCAAGGTCAAGTCATAAACTCTGAGGAAAGTGATGGTAGACAAGACAGGTTTATTCCTGCCTCTGATACAGCAGGATTTAAGAGCAGTGAATTGACATTTAGAGAATATGAATTTAATATGGAAGATCTTCCACCGTTCAAATACTACAGAGTTAAATTTGTTTTAACATCAACAAATCAAACTTATGTTCCTAGAGTTTCTGATCTAAGAGTTATTACTTTAGCATAATGTCAAATTTAATTCCAGTTGAAGGTAATAATGATTTAGTCAGAGATCCAAATACTGATCAAATTATTAATACTAATACAAATGCTTACGAACAATACATGAATCGTCGTAGGCAACGTAAACTTGAAAAAGAAAAATCTTTATCCGTAGAAGAGGATCTTGCTAGTCTAAAAAGTGAAATGAGTGAGATCAAATCTCTATTAAAGGAGTTAGTAAATGGCAACTAAAAAAATTACTTTCGATCCAGAAGCAGGTGCTGCATATGCAGCTAATTTTTCTATGCTTGGGGGTGCTAATTTTGAAGGTAACTTTGAGGTTGTAGGAACTTCAAATACTGCATTCAGTCTTGAAGGATATTCTGGATCATCTCAGATGACTAAGAGTGTTTCTATAGGATCAACTGCTTTTCCTGCAGCAACCTTTGCTGTTGGTTTTACAAGTGCTGTTGATGGAAAGATTCGTATATCTCTTGGAGGAACACAAACCAAACTTTTAGAAGAAGGTAGATATGTATATGATGTAGTTGTTAGTTCTGGAAATACGTTTTACAGATTAGTTGATGGTAACATTCTTGTTCAACCTGGCATATCGTCAATCTCCGCACTATAAATATGGATAGAGGTATAGTATAAATGGCTCAACCATCCACCAGATCAGAATTAATTACCTATGCTAAAAGGCAATTAGGTGCACCAGTATTGGAAATCAACGTTGCAGATGAGCAAGTTGAGGATATACTGGATGATGCTATTCAATTTTTTCAAGAGCGTCATTTTGATGGTGTATATCCAACATTTTTAAAATATAAACTTACAGAAGATGATATTACAAGAGGAAGATCTAGAGATGGCCAAACAGATAATATAGGAATTACAACTACAACAGCAACATCAACAATTGATGGTGGAACCACTTCATTTAGTTTTACTGAGACTTCTAATTACTTACAAGTTCCAGATGATATTATAGGAGTTACTAAAGTATTTCACTTCGATGGATCAAATAGAATGGCTAGTGGTATGTTCAGTTTGAAGTATCAGTTATTCTTGAATGATGTATATTTCTATGGATCTACTGAGTTATTGACATATGCAATGACTAAGACTTATCTTGAGGATATTAATTTTTTACTAACCACACAAAAGCAAATAAGATTTAATAAGAGACAGAATAGATTATATTTAGATATTGATTGGTCAAGTGTTAGTGCAGGTGAGTTTCTTGTTTTAGATGTTTTTAGAACATTAAATCCAAATGATTATGGAAAAGTTTTTAACGATTCATTCTTAAAAAGATACTTTACTGCTAATCTTAAAAAGCAGTGGGGTCAGAACTTAATTAAATTCCAAGGAGTTAAATTGCCTGGTGGAGTAGAATTAAATGGTAGACAGATTTATGATGATGCAATGAATGATTTAACAATCATCAGAGAGCAAATGTCTAACACTTATGAAATACCACCATTAGATATGATAGGTTAATATCATGGCATTAAACCCTTTCTTTCAGCAAGGCTCTTCGGGTGAGCGAAGTCTCGTTCAATCTTTAATTAACGAGCAATTGAAAATGTATGGTGTGGATATTCATTACATGCCAAGAAAATATGTTAGTGAGAGCACAATATTAAAAGAAGTAACACAATCAAAATTTGATGATGCATATCCATTAGAAGCATATATTGATAACTTTGATGGATATGGAGATAATCCTACAATGCTATCAAAGTTTGGTATACAAGCAACAAACGAAGTAACTTTAATTATATCTAAGGAAAGATTTGAAACATACATATCTCCTTTAATGAAGAATGAGGAGAATATAAAATTATCTACAAGACCAAAAGAGGGAGACTTAATTTATTTTCCACTAGGTGATCGTATATTTGAAATCAAATATGTAGAGCACGAGAAACCATTCTATGTGTTAAAAGATACTTATGTATATGAATTGCGTTGTGAGTTATTCCGCTACGAAGATGAGGTTATCGATACTGGTGTTGAAGAGATTGATGATACTTTAGGTGGTATTGAAGGAGCAGATGGTGAAGAAGTTCTCATCGGTTCAGGTGGAACACAGAAACTAACTCTTGTTGGAACTGCATCTCAAGCAACTGCATCAATTGGTATTATTAATGGTGGTATTCAATTTATTAGTTTATCAAATAGAGGTAAAGGATATACGTTTGCACCAAGAGTTGCAATATCATCCGCACCGTCAGGAGGATTGACTGGTATTGCTACATCTAAATTATTAAGTGGAATCGCTGTTGAAGGTAATATTAGTGATAGTAAAAAATCTGTTGTTCAACACATAGATCTAGTAAACCCAGGCTTTGGATATACAAGTAATCCAAAAGTAGAGGTTATTGGTGATGGAACAGGTGTTGCTGCAACATCTAAGATAGAAAATGGTGTGGTTGGTATCGTTACAATTACTTCAGGTGGTTCAGGATATACCACATCTCCGACAATTACGTTCACAGGATTATCAACAGTATCTGCTGCTGCAACTGCAATAGTTAGTGCTGCTGGAACAATCTCTGCAATACACATTAGAAATGCTGGTGTAGGATACACAGTAACACCTACTATTTCTATCGCATCACCAGGTAGTTCTGGTTCAGGAAACTATGAATTTAACGAATCAATTACGGGTGGAACAAGTGGTGCTACAGCAAGAATTAGAACTTGGGATGCTGTTACAAATGAATTAGAGATATATAATATCACAGGAACATTCAGAAAAGGAGAGACAATTACTGGATCTTCTTCAGGTGCATCGCATCTAATTCGAGTTATTGATTACACTAACTTTGATGATGCTGGATATGGTGATAATGATGAGTTTGAATTACAGGCAGATGCTATTTTAGACTTCTCAGAGAACAACCCATTTGGGATGCCATAAATATAATATAAGAGGTTATAGCAATGTTTGAGTATTTTTACAACGAAATTTTAAGAAAAACCATTATTGGTTTTGGTACACTTTTCAATGGTCTTTCTATAAAACAGGATGGCTCTGTTGTAAAAGTTCCTTTGGCATATGGCCCAACACAGAAATTTTTAGCAAGATTAGAACAAGCACCAAACTTAAGTCAGGCAACTGCAATCAGTTTACCTAGAATGTCTTTTGAGTTTACTGGTCTTACATACGATTCATCTAGAAAGGTAACAACAACTCAAACGATAGCAGTTAAGAATCCAGACGACGGAACAGATATTAAAAAAGTATTCATGCCAGTTCCATATAATATGCAATTTGAACTTGCTATTATGTGTAAACTAAATGATGATGCATTACAATTAGTAGAACAGATATTACCTTACTTTCAACCACAATACAATTTAACAATTAATCTTGTCAGTTTAATAAATGAAAAGAAAGATGTTCCAGTTGTATTAGAAAATATTACAATGCAGGATGATTATGAAGGAGACTTTACATCCAGAAGAGTTTTACTTTATACTTTAAGATTTACTGCAAAGACATACTTATTTGGCCCTGTTACTTCCGCATCCAAAGATATCATCAAAACTGCTTCTGTTCGTTACCTTGCTGGTGGATCACAAAGCACTCAAAGAGATGTCTCATATTCTGTTCAACCAAGAGCACTTAAAGATTATACTGATGATGTTGTAACAACAGTAAGCGAAGACATAGATGCATCTCAGAAAACAATTAATGTTGCTGATGGAACTGCAATCACTGTTAATAAATTTATTGATGTTGACGGTGAAGAGATGAAAGTTACTAAGATTACAAGTAACAAACTTACTGTTGAAAGAGGTCAGGATAGTACAATCGCTAAAGCACATGTTAGAGGAACTGGAGTCAAAGGTATTGATTACGCTGGAAGAGAGGATAGTAATATTATTGAGTTGGGTGATGACTTTGGATTTGATGGATCTTACTCATGAAAACCGAAGGATTAGATGATGCTTTCAATGTAGAAACAAGTATTGTTCCTGCAGAAGTTGAAAAAGTTCAGAAAAAAGAAAAAACAAACGCAGACCATATTGGTAAAGACTATGAGTATACTCGTGGTAATCTTTATAGTATTATAGAAAAAGGTCAAGAAGCAATAAATGGTATACTTGAACTTGCCCAAGAAAGTGAAATGCCTAGAGCATATGAGGTTGCAGGTCAATTAATTAAAAACGTTGCTGATGCAACTGATAAGTTAATGGATCTTCAGAAGAAATTAAAAGATGTCAATGAAGAAGAAAAAACAAAAGGCCCATCTACAGTTAATAATGCACTGTTTGTAGGATCAACATCCGAGTTATCTAAACTATTAAAAGCCCAGACTAAAAAAGAAGATAAATAAATCAGGGAGAGGAATCCCGAAGTAATACTTTACTCATACCATGTCGGAAAAATTGCCGTCTATAGATGACTTCTATGAAGAGTTACCATCTGCAGACGAACTTATAACAGAAGAAAAATTACCCTCCGTGGATGAGTTTGTAGAACCTCCGAGGCCTGAAGAAGAGATAGCAGATGCAATACAAAAAAGCGAAGAAGAACCTGTAGATACTGCACCTTGTTCTATAGAAGAACAGTATACTGAAATTGTTCGTTTAGTAAATGACGTAAGAAAAGATATACCAGAGATACCAGAAGTAAAATATTATGACAAACAATTAGAGGCACTGACTGAATACGTTGAGGAAGTTAAAGGAAGCATTCCTGAAGTTCCTGAACAGAAATATTATGACACAGAGATAGAAGCAATATGTGGATTAATAGATGAATTAAAGGAAGAGGTACGCACAAACGCTGCGGATATACCAGAGATACGGTATTATGATGATCAAATTGAACGTCTCGAAAGTAGTCTCAAGAGTCTTCCAGAAATTAGACACTATGAAGGTGATCTAGCATCTGTAAGAGATGAAATTGTTCTATTAAAAGAATCTATTCCTGTATTCCCTAAATGGGTAAACGAGGTAAATGAGGTTCCTGATTTTTCATGGATAGGAAAACAGTTTAGTGTAATTGATGATGACTTCATCAAAGTTGCAGATAATGCAGACTCCATCAAAAATACAATTACTGAAGAAGTTCGTCAACTTTCAGAGGATCTTGAAACTAAGAGATTTGAGTCTAAAACTGAAATAAAAGAATTAACTGAGAACTTTACAGAAACAAAGGGAAAAATATATGAAGA